TTCAAATGATTACTATGTTTTTTATTGCATGCCCACCAGTTTACACCTTGCCTGGCACATGGGACGACCCAGAAAAAATAAAAAGGTGTCAAGAAACACTCATACCACACCTTGAGTTAGAACCAGAAACAGGTTTCTTAGTTTTCGTTGGACTACTTGTCTTTGGTCTTATCATTTATGGTATATACAAAACTTTTGGTAAAGGTGGTGAAGGTTTAAGGGACGAAATCAAGGAGCATGCTAGGATGCATGAACTTGGTATTGCTCATGGTCATGAGGGTGGTGGTAACAAACCAATCATGACACAGAAGGCACAAGAAGACGATTACCCACAACATCATCATGAGTAAGTATCTTGTCACTGGAGGAGCAGGGTTCATCGGTTCACATCTTGTGGATCGATTGCTAGAAAGTGAGCATAATCAAGTCATTGTTATTGACAACGAATCTGCCGTATCAAATGAAAAATTTTATCACAACCCACTCGCTGAGTATCATAATATTGACATCCGTGATATGGATGCTTGCCGTCCTTTATTTTCGGGTGTGGATACCGTCTTCCATCTAGCAGCACATAGCAGAATACAAGTTGCTATGGAAAATCCTAAACAATGTTTGGAAACAAATATTCAAGGGACTGTCAATATGTTAGAGGGTGCAAGACTTGCAGGGGTAAGGAGATTTGTAAACTCATCCACGTCATCTCTCTATGGTTTGAAGAATGAACCACCATTGGTTGAGACAATGCCAACAGATTGCCTTAATCAATACTCTGCAAGTAAGAGATCAGCAGAGATAATGTGTCAAATGTATCATAATCTGTATGGGTTGAGAACCATTACATTGAGATACTTTAATGTGTATGGTGATCGTCAACCACTCAAAGGTCAACACGCACCTGTCATAGGATTATTTTTAGAACAAGCAAAACGTGGAGAACCATTGACTATTGTCGGTGATGGATTGCAAAGAAGAGATTTTACACACGTCAGCGATGTCGTGCAAGCAAACATGGATGCTATGATGTGCAATTTCTCTGGCATTGAGGTGAACATAGGCACAGGAACCAACCACTCTGTGCAAGATATTGCTAACATGATATCAGATAACCAAAAATTTATACCCTCAAGAGAGGGGGAGGCAAGAGACACTCTTGCTATGATATACAAAGCAGCAGTTGCTTTGAACTGGTTTCCTAGAGTAAAACTGGAGGACTACATTGCAAGCATCACTAAGTAAAACACTCAAGACACCACTTAGATATCCTGGTGGGAAGTCAAGAGCAATCACAAAAATGAGTGAGGTCATGCCTGACTTATCAAATTACTCAGAATATCGTGAACCATTTGTAGGTGGTGGGTCAGTTGCATTGTGGGTTACAAAACAATACCCAGATATTTCTGTCTGGATCAACGATTTGTATGAACCTTTGTACAATTTTTGGGCATGCTTACAAGTTGCAGGTGATGTCATGCAAGATAGATTGACAGAAATCAAGAAAAAATACCCTGACAGAGATTCTGCTAGGGAATTGTTTGTAGAGTCTAAAGAAACTATAACAGATAAGAAAAAGGGTAGTGTAGATAAGGCAATTTTATTCTATATCTTGAATAAATGTTCTTTTAGTGGTCTTAGTGAGGCATCATCTTTCTCAGCACAGGCATCTGAGAGTAATTTTTCTATGAATGGTATAGAAAAACTCTCAGAATACATGAAATTAATCAAGAATTGGAAGATAACTAACCTATCTTACGAAGAATTGTTAGGTGGTGAGGGTGCATTCATCTATCTTGACCCACCTTACGAAATAGGATCTAATCTTTATGGTAAAAAAGGTTCTATGCACAAGTATTTTATGCATGGAAAGTTCGCAAAGGCATGTGAGCAGTCAAAACATGACATGATGGTGAGTTATAACTCGTCACAACTGATAAGAGACAGATTTTCTACATGGAATGCAGTAGAATATGAACATACATACACTATGAGGTCTACAACAACCTACACAAAGGCACAAAAAGATAGGAAAGAGTTAGTTTTGCTTAATTATGTCTAACAAACCTAACGACCTTTGGCAAGATATGGAGAGACTTAACAGTCTCTATGAAGAATTGATGTGGGCACACGATGCACCACTGGAATTTATCCCTGATTATGAAAACAACAGAATCATCATACAACCAGTCAATAGAAAGGTGGGTTCTTGACCTACTAAGCAAACCAAACCCTGCTTTTGGTAATCTACCTCCATGTCCTTACGCAAAAAAAGAATGGTTGAGTGGTAATGTTGATGTAAAACCATTCAAAAACTTTGTAGAATTTGATAAAGACATACAAAACCTCCAAAAAGAGGTAGTAATATACTATTTTGACACCATACCATTGCAAGATCTGCAAAGTATTGTCAAGAGATACAATAAAAAATACAGACATCTATTGTTTTACGACGAACACCCAGAGTCAGAGGAAAAGGTGGCAGGTGTGTTGTTGAACAGTGGTATACGAGCGATAATCGTACAGAATCGAAAAGAATTGTTAGAAAAACGTGAAGAATTGATGGATACAGAGTATTATAGTAACTGGACAGATGATTTAAAGGAGAAAATCTTTGACCGTTGAACTAAAAGACTGGTTGAATTCCATCAACAGCAACAAAAAAAATATTATTGACGAGGATCCTGACACAGAGTCCAAGTATCTCCCATATATTATCAACAGATGCATGTCTGGTCATCTTGATGCTATCATGTATGCAAACGAGATGAACATGGCACAACACCTTGATAACAAGTTACAATATGACTTTTATCTAAATACTCTCAGGTCTAGGAAAAGGTTTTCGCCTTGGATTAGAAAAGAAGAGTTGAAGAATCTTGATTGCATCAAGTCATACTATGGTTATAGTAACGAAAAAGCAAAACAAATTCTCCCACTTCTCTCCGAAGAACAGATTACATTCATTAGACAAAAACTTGACACTGGAGGATTGAAATGAGTGGGACAGAACCAGAATATGATTGGTCACCTGACAAAATGGTAGAGGTTACCTTGTCAGAACCAGACGATTTTCTCAAAGTAAGAGAGACTCTTACAAGAATTGGTGTAGCATCAAGAAAAGAAAAAAAGTTATATCAATCATGCCATATACTTCATAAACAAGGCAAATACTACATTGTGCACTTCAAGGAATTGTTCGCCCTTGACGGAAAACGAGCAAATTTAAGTGTAAATGATGTGCAAAGAAGAAATAGAATCATACAACTCCTTTCTGATTGGAACTTAATCAGTTTATTAAGACCTGATAGGTCAACAGATATAGCACCACTGAATCAGATCAAAGTCATCGCCTACAAAGAAAAACATGACTGGTCACTTGAGACAAAGTACAATATAGGTAAGAAAAAAACAACCGAACCCCAATAACCGAACGTTATAAAACCAACATGGTGTATAATTAGTAGTGTCGCCTACGGGGACATCACAATTAGACGCTCAAGGAGGTCACTATGTTCGGAACGGACAACAGCGTTACGCTAACTGTTGGAGATACCTACGATTATCTTCAAAAAATAAGACGTAACATGATTGGTTTTGATGAATGGCAGCAGCAATTCGACACACCAATACAAAACTACCCACCTTACAATACGATAAAGTTATCAAACCATGAATATAGGGTAGAGGTAGCAGCAGCAGGTTTTAAAAAAGAAAACCTAAAAGTCTATACACAAGAAGGTAAACTTGTGATAGAAGGTAAGAAAGACGACGGTGTAGAGCATGAGTACATGCACAGAGGACTTGCACAACGTGCATTCACTCGTACGTGGTCATTACCAGAAGAACTTGTTGTCAAGAAAGTAGATTTTAGAGATGGTTTATTACTCATAGACATTGAGAAAGTCATACCAAAGGCACAACAGCGTAAGGATTGGCTCTAAATACTTTCATGTATTCAAGAGTCCTTAGACACATAAAACCAAAAGATCTGAGAGAATCTATCACTCTCAGATTCACAGAGATCCTCAATCCAGTGTTCTGGGTTGGGGATACTCTTAAACCTGAGGTCAGACAAGCACTGATGAACTTTGCAAAGGCATTCGCTGCTTACGTAGACCTTGATGACAGGGCAATCACTGATGTATTATTGCTAGGTGGCAACGCAGGTTACAATTACACATCTTACTCAGATCTAGATGTCCACCTTGTTGTCAATCCAAAATATATCCCTGATTGTAATCCTGATCTTCTTGATCAATATTACATGGACAAGAAAACACTATGGGAGTTGACACATAACGTCACAATCTATGGTGTAAAGGCAGAACCTTACATAGAAAAACCTGGCATCACAAGAAAGAAGAGTCAGGGTGTGTATAGTCTCATGAAAGGTTCATGGGTTCAAGAACCAGAGATGATAGAGGGTGAGGTTGATGAAAAAGAAATAGAAAAAAAAGTAAATCAATTTAAAAATCAGATAGATGCTCTCATCAAAAGTGAGAATGCTGATGCACTCAAAGAACTTGTAAAGAAACTTAGAGACTCAAGAGGCACATCGTTACAGAAGTATGGAGAGTATGGTTTTGAGAATATGGTATTCAAGGAGTTGCGTAATCAAGGTTATATTGACAAAGTAAGGACAGTTGTGGTAAACTTGAAGTCAAGAAGTCTTTCTTTATGATAAAAATTATATTATTCAAGAACAATCTTGT